TTGCTATTTGTTCGTGTGTCATTGGTTAATCCTCCAGTAGTAAAGTTAATAGGAACAGGGCAGCGCCAGCCAGAACCGTCGTCATACAAGGTTGGTGCCTTCCATGTCGTGCAGTTCACAGGTCAATAGATCGACTTTTAATTGCAATTCTTTAATGGTGTCGCGTGCAGCCTCTAGTTCGTCGTCAACGTCCAACAGGTCGTGCAGGCGTTCGCCTAGCACTAGGGCTAGGTCATTGTCGCAATAGCGCGCAGCGTCGGCCAGCGCGGTATCGGATAACATTCGGAAATAGGTTCGGTCGCGTGTCATTGGTTAGGCCCCTTTTGCTTTTGCGATTGCTGCGTGGGCCTTGGCGCTCATATCGTCCAACAGCTTGCCCATGTCGTCGCAGTTGTCATCTCGCATTTGCGCTTGCCACCACTCCAGCGCAGCCAACATCTCGTTGTAGCTGTCCTGCATCGCCAAGATTGCGGTGAGGTTCTCAACGCTGTCAGCGTATAGCTCGCCTTCATTGTTTACGGCATTGCCCATCAGCACGCATTTGTTGCTTTGCAGCAGCTCCCGCACTGTGCGGAATATATCGTTTTTCATGCTGTCTCTCCTACTGGTGCGTAATGGTCGCGCAGCGCGTCCCAATCGACGACGTTAAGATCAAGCATATCCCATATGAAACCGGCGGTAGTGCTGTCCTTGCCGATCAGATCGTAAACATACTCTTCGACCATATCGCGCAGATATTCTGGCGAGAAGTCGAAACCATCCTCGGCCAATTCTGCCCAATGGTCGCCGAACCATAGGTTTACTGTCCACGTGGCGGCATTGCGCCATCCGTTGCATGTGTTGTCTGTCATTTTACTGTCCTTTATTTTACTGTTGTTGGCACTAGCGCCAGCCTCGGCGCGGATTGCTCCGCGCTCCGGTGGTGTTAGGCAGATGCTATGTCTACGCGGCGGCCATTGCCGTAATGCCATACGGCGGTTATTTCGCGGCCATTAGCGGCGGCCAATTGCTTCAGGTTGGCGAAGTCTTTTTTGGCACGATTGATAGCGGTAAATTCGTCTGCGATGCGATTAGGTAACTGTTTGAGGCGCTCGCTAGGGACGTGCCAACGGTCTACGCGCTCACCGTCAAATTCATATTCATATGTATAAGCCATATCAATTTACTCCAAAGATTAGGTTGTCGAGGGCTAGCGCCGCGATGATATACAGCGCGAAGGCTAGGTTGTGGATTGCAGCTTGTCTCATGCTGCGCGTTCGATTGCGACTACATCGAAGTCGTCGTAACCGCCAATAGTGATGAGGTTGGCCAAGACCTTATACGCGGCGGCTTGCGTTGCCCACGTCCGCATATGCGCGGATAAGTGAAGCAAGTGTGGCAAACGGTCGTCATAGACACGGTCGCAGTCGATGCTGTAGTCGCGCTTTACAGAGGTAACGTATAGGGCGCTGTCGTCGAAGTGTGAGCGCTTGGCGATTGCGTATGTAGTAGTCATGTTTCTCACTCCATTGCGTTGTTGATACCCTCTTATCTACCCTCTTTTGCATAGTGTCAACAACAAAATTTGTTGCACTAAAAATAGTTGTTTTGGCGTAAATAAATCTGTGGATAACTTATTAGGGTGAGATGCGTGAAAAGTTGTCGTTTGTGCCGTTGTTTTGCGTGGTGAAATGACAACCGGAAAAACGGCAGAAGCCAGCGCGTTACAAGGGGATGGAACGTCAAGTTGTTATCAATATGATATTTGTTTATGAATGAAAAATAAGAGGTATATAGATACCTGTGAAATATTGTGGCCAGTTGAAAACCGATGGCAACTTGACAACTTGACGTTCCCTAGTCGGCTAACACAGTTTGAGGGCTTTCCCCAAACTGGCCACGCGATCGGTTCAACGCAGACTTGAATTGTCATGACGTCCATGACGTCCCATGCAATATGTTGCACCGCAGCATAGCCAGCCAGCGATATGTTTTTTACTGACACTGTTGTAAGCCGAAAGGGAAAGGCCAACCCAGAATCTAGCAGTAAGAACAAAGCCAGAACGCTAGGGGCAGGGGGTGGGGGGTAGCAGGGCCGAGCGCCGCGTGACTGTCACGGGCACCTATCGCAAACAATTTTTATTTTTTTAAAATGTTATAACGCACCCTGCACCAAAGCCTGTTGCATATCTGCACCCGGTAGATTATTGTACGCTCAATGACATTCTACTCACTGCCATTTACACCAGAGCGGACGCAAGCCACCGAGGCGCGGCTGGAGTCTATCTATGAGGCTGCCAAGTACGGGCTTAAAGGTGACAGCCTCGCTATGGCCGCTGGATTAACGCCAAGGCAATTTCGTGTGCTGGCCGACGCTGACCCGCTGGTGGAGATGGCTGAGATCAAAGGTCGCAGCGACGGCGAATACACCGCGGCTAAGACCATGTACGAAGCAGCGCGCGATGGCGACAGCAAGGCTGCGCTGGAAATACTCAAGCATCAGCACGGCTGGGTAGCCAAGCAACAGATCGACGTGAACATCGACCAACAGATCAGCATTACAGGCGCACTGGAAAAAGCACAGTCGCGCGTCATCGAGGGGCTGTACACTGAACTGCCCCAGCTAGAGGATAACACACATGCAGCAGCCGATATATTCAGCGCAAGACGAGATGGAGTTGATGGCGCGGCTGTGGTCGCCCAGCCTGAAGGATGACCCCCTAGCATTTGTCCTGTATACATTCCCGTGGGGGCAGCAGGGTACGCCGCTGGAACATTTCCCCGGACCGCGCAAATGGCAGCGGCAGATACTTGCCGACTTGCGCGACCACATCAAGACGAACAGCGGCAAAGTTGACTTCGACACGTTCCGCGAATCGGTGGCGTCAGGACGCGGTATTGGTAAGTCGGCCTTAGTCTCATGGCTGGTGATATGGATGCTATCGTCACGCATCGGCTCGACGACTATCGTGTCGGCAAACTCCGAAGCGCAGTTGCGCTCCGTCACATGGGCAGAAATTACCAAGTGGTTGGCGATGTCATTGAACAGCCATTGGTTCGAGATAGCCGCCACACGCATCATGCCAGCCAAGTGGCTGACGGAATTGGTCGAGCGCGACCTGAAGAAAGGCACGCGCTATTGGTCAGTCGAAGGCCGGCTGTGGTCGGAAGAGAACCCTGACGCCTACGCGGGTGTTCACAACTTCGACGGTGTCATGCTGATCTTTGACGAAGCCAGCGGTATCCCCGACAGCATCTGGTCGGTCAGCGATGGTTTCTTCACGGAGAACACACCGCATCGCTTCCATCTGGCCTTTTCCAACCCCCGCCGCAACACAGGTTATTTCTACGAGACGTTCCACAGCAAGCGGGCGTTTTGGAATACCCGCACAATCGACGCGCGTGATGTCGAGGGTACAGACAAAAACCTGTACCAGCGCATCATCGACGAGTATGGGCCAGACAGCTACCAAGCCAGTGTCGAAGTCTACGGTAACTTTCCCAGCGAAGGTGACGACCAGTTCATCGGCAGCAATCTGGTGGATGACGCCATGAAACGCACGCCCATCAAGGACGACAGCGCGCCCATCGTCATAGGCGTAGACCCTGCACGCTTCGGGGCGGACGCTACCGTCATCGCCATACGGCAGGGCCGTGACATCCTAGAATTGCGGCGACACCGGGGAGCCGACACAATGGAAGTGGCTGGCTACGTCATCGACGCCATAGAGCAGTTCAAGCCTGCGCTGGTCTGCATCGACGAAGGCGGGCTAGGCGCTGGCGTCGTAGACCGGCTGAAGGAACAACGGTACAAGATACGCGGCGTAAACTTCGGCAACAAAGCCAAGAACCAGATCATGTGGGGCAACAAGCGCGCAGAGATGTGGGGTTCCATGCGTGACTGGCTCAAGACGGCGCACATCCCCTCAGATCGGTTCCTGAAGACAGACCTCATCAGCCCGCGCACCAAGCCGGACAGCAAGGGGACACTGTTCCTTGAAAGCAAGAAAGATATGAAGTCCCGCGGGCTGGCGTCGCCTGACGCAGCGGACGCCATAGCGGTCACGTTTGCTTTTCCT